ATTCTTCTTTGCCATCATCAACTCCGTACTCATGTTCTAGGTAAGCAGGTATAATAATTAATGTACCAGGTTTTGGTGTATAATTAATCTTATCATTTGCCATACTAACCTTTTGACTATCCTTTTCAGGCAACTTCATCATTTTAGCTGCCAATCTAGGGTCGTGAAAAATAGGTCTTGATGTATAATCTGTACATTTTAAATAATAAAATGCTGATACATGATTATCGCCATGAATATGTGAGTTGTGATGACCGCCACCTTTTTTAGAAAACTCTTGTACCCACGATTCAGTAAAAAATAAAGTATGATTTTTTAAACTATAACCCATAAAATCTAAAAAGTTATGAGATGTTGCACCTACCCAATCATGCAATTCTTTTAGCTTAGGGTCTGTATATAAAGGTCTTGAATGATATGACCAACCAAAATCTTTATCTTTTTTAACTTTCTTTTCTTTACGGTCTCTTGTATATGCTTCTTTTATATATTCATCACATACTTTATTTACTGATTTCAACCACTCTGGTTTATCAAACATCCATATTGGTGTGCTGTAATAATAATCTATTTTTGCTTCATTACTCATATTATCTAAACGGATAGCCTAGGTTCCAAATCACTAAACTATATCTTGTTCCTTTCGTTACTGGTGCCACTCTATGCCATACAAAACTTGGAAAAACAATGATAGAACCACGAGGTCTAATACCATCACATGAATGTATAGCTACTTTTTTATTATTGTCCCAATCAACTTGATTTCTAAAATCAAATTCTAAATTACCACCCTCATATTCGTCTGGATATGATAAAGAGATTGTTACTGATAACTTTCTAATTTTACCATGGTCTCTTGGTCTTGTGCCATCTGCTAAAGGTGGTCTTGAATAAGGTTTATCCCAGCTATCACAATGCCAACCATAATATTGACCTACACCGTATTTTGTAAATTGACAAGACTCTGACCAGTCCCAATCAAAATTCCAACCTGCTTTTTGATTTGCTTCGTGTATATATGGGTGTATTTCTTTGTAAATCCATGTATCATTCATCCAAACAATATCTGACTTACGCTTCTTTTGAATATCTTTAATGACAGACTTTTTTAATTTGCCATCTTTTTTATTTGCGTCATCTCTTTGAGCACCACCTGTAACGGCCATTTCTGGAGTATGTGATTTGCCATACTCAACAATATCGTCAACAAATTTTGGTGTTAACGCCGCTGGAAATTGATAGTAATAGTTTGTTAAATTCATGTTATTTTCCTCATCACATATTATATCATATATAACTATTTAGTCAAGCCTCCAAAGAGGTTAAATACTGTTTATGACCTGATTTAATAGCGTTTTTATCCCAATCTATTTGTTTCTTAATTGTATCATTAAGATAATCTTTGAATGGTTTTGATAAATTATTAAGCTCTTTTTTAATTGACTTCTTATCAACTAAATTTAATTCTTTTAATATAATAGAAAAATTTTCTGGTTTAAATAAGACATATTCACTATTAAAATCTTCTTTAATAGGTAATCTATGTTTCCATTTTTTCAAGTTATTCTTTAATGATATAGGTAAATTAGGTTTAAATTGTTTCCAAAATTTACTATTTTTTTTACCAGTTAAATAATGCAATAAAACAAAATCTCTAATATTCTCTACTAATATTTTAAATTTATTATTATACAATTTTATATCTTCTTCACCATAATTTATAATCATGTGCATTAATATAAATGCTTGTTGAATAGATGTACCTATTGACGAAGCCTCTAGCGGCTCTATAAAACTTGAACTTAAACCTGTAGCCACGCAGTTGCCAATCCAAGGTCTATCTAATGCGCCAGCTTCAAAATTAATATTTTTACCTATTTCAATTTTATGACCTAGATACTTTTCACATTCTTTCTTAGCTTGTTCAGCATTAATATATCTGTTATCAAAAACATAACCATTTCCCCAACGGCCTTGTGTGGGTATTCTCCACATCCAACCTGCTGACATTGCTTTTGCTGTTGTGTAAGGTGTATATTCATCTGTATCTTTTGTAGGAAAAGCAATAGCTTCATTCATAGGTAAATATTCTTTATATGATTGCCACTTTGCACCTAATTTAGATATTAATAATTTTTTAAAACCTGTACTATCAATATAAAAATCATACTTATATTTTTTCTTTTTACTTTCTATACTTTTTATATTACCTTTTTCAATATTTACTTTTGTTATTTCATCATTGTAAATATTAATATTTTTTTCATTACATTTTTTTAGTAAAAACTCATTTAATTTAAATGTGTTAAAATGATATTGTTGAGGTAAACTTTGAGGTGTCACCTTATTATCCCATGCGTGTGGGTCAGTATATTCATTTGATTTTAAATTATTTGAGATTGCGTATGCGTAGCCAGCTGGATACCATGCAAATTTTGTACTAGCATATGTGCCGTATGTATTATGATAATAATTATTTTTAGTCCAGTTTTTAAACATAATACCACCTTTAAAAGTAGCATTTGTTTCTCTAATTAATTCTTTTTCAGATATATCACATATCTGCATAAAATCAAGCCAATGTTCAGTAGTGCCTTCACCGACACCAATGATACCGATTTTATCTGATTTTACAATGTCTATTTTAAGTGAGGAAAATCTTGATTTAAGAATTAAAGCAGTTATTAAACCTGCTGTTCCACCACCAACTATACATAATTTATTCATAATATAACCTTATTTAGTCAATGCCAGGATAACTACCTGGAATATTAATTTTGGTATTTGTATCTAATTATTACAACGCCTGAGCCACCATTTTTACCAGAATAATTAGACGCAGGAGAATTTGGCACATTTGAGCCAGGTCCAGCGTCATTAGCGTCACCACCGTCACCTGTATTTGCCGTTCCATTAGTTGCGTAACCGTTACGGGTTCCTGGTTCATAATTTGAATAAGCACCACCTGTTGAATAAGTTACAGGACTTCCTGTTATTGATGTATCAGCACCTGCTCCACCTGTTGGTCTAGCGTCTGTAACACCAGGACCTGGAGATTGTGAGCCTGCTCCTGTTGCTCCGCCACCTGAAGCACCTAAAGTTTGATTAGATGTACTTCCTTGTCCACCATCATTACCTTGTGATGGAGAAACTGGTGGAGTATTTCCTGAACCACCGGGTCTTCCTGGTGAACCACCACCGCCACCACCACCAGAGCCACCATCGTGACCTGGAGCGGGACCTGTGCTAGCACCTGAAGGCTGACCACCTGCACCACCGCCTGTTGATGTGATAGTTGAAAATGTTGAATTAGAACCGTTAGTTGCAGCTGGTCCATCTGGTATGCCTGTTCCGCCACCTCCACCACCTGCGTTACCGCCGGCACCTACTGTTATTGGATAAGTTTGTGCTGAAATTGTTATATCACCTGCACCATCTAAAGGTGATTGTGTATATGAATCTGTTGGGTGTTCATTTTCTCTAAATCCACCTGCGCCGCCACCGCCGCCGCCTTGAATATGATATCTATTTCCACCTGAACCACCGCCACCGGCAACAACTATATATGAAACTCCTGCACCACCACCAGCAGTATTACCTACTGAAGCAACAACAAAATTACTTGTTGAATTAAATGTGTGAATTTTATAATTACCAGATGTTGTTTCTGTACCACCTGTAGCTGATGTATAAGTAGCACCATAATCATCAGCAGCGTCATCAAAAACTGCCGTCCAACCTTTTGTTCCATCAACATATACAAATCTAACATTTAATCCGTCTGTATTTAAAACAGCATTAGTAGCTGAGTCATCAATATTAGAGCCGTTACGGTCAATTGTTAAATTTTCTGAGCTAAAAGTTTTAGAGTAATCAACGACTGTTACTTCATCACCCGCTGAGGGTGAAGCTGGCAAAGTTAATGTCCATGCACCGCCTGAAGTATTTGCAAAAATACCTTGACCTGCAACAGCAGTATAGTTTGCCGTTTTTACAGCTTGCCAATCTGTGCCTGCAACAATATTACCACTTGCGCCTAGAGCAATTGATGTTCCGTTAATAGTTGTAGTATTATTTGCTAATCTATCATTAGCAATTGTTCCTGGTGCTATTTTAGCACTTGTAATTGTACCTGGTGCTAAATCATCTGCTGATAAATTGGCGTCTTTTACACCAGCTGAACCTATTTTACTTATTGGCATAGTTTCCCTCTAATTCTTTCTTATATTTATACATCTTCATCTCTATTCTTGTCATAATTCTTACTATCCTGAAAAAATGATATGGTTGTTGTAAATCCAAAATCATCATCTGCGTCAGCACTTTCTGGATTTGGTACAACTGTTATTCTTTCTTCTCTAGTAGCAGCTGGTAAATCTGTGTGCATATCTGCCTGTGTTTCTCTAATAACTTTTTGAGTTGAGGCAGGACCATATAAGTATGTTTTTGCTGTAAAATTTAATGTGTATATTACAGCTCTTCTACTTTCAAAATCTCCACTATAACTATCTTCGTAATTAATATTATTTAGTACAATAGGCACATCTCTTTTTATACCCATTTCAGGAACAACATTAATTGTTACAGTATAATCTGGTTGAAAATAAGGTAATATTTGTTCAACTATTTGTAAACCACCTTCAGCAGTTGCCGTAAAACAATATAGATTGTAAGATATGTTGTAAGGCACAGGCATATAATTAAAATTCATAACACCTGTATTAGTTTTAGTTGTTTTAAATTTTTGTACTTTAGTCAATTTTCTACTACCATCATATTCAATGCCAGATATTTCAAAACCCATTCTAGGTAATGTAACTGCAAATTGTCTATCTTCTAAATTTGGTTGTTGGTCTAATCTTACCAAAAACTTTTCTTTTGGTGCATATGCTAAAGGCACTCTAATAGATTGTATTGTACTATCTGAGCCTGTTCTTTTAATTTGTATGTTATTAAAAACTTGACCGAAAGCCACGGTCATTTTTCTCATACCTTGATTATAAAAATGTCCAAACATTAAAAGTCTACCTCACCAAATGGATTTCTTTCTGTAAAGTCTAGTATATCATCTGAAGTATCTTCAGTATTAAATCCTGCTTGTGCGTCTAAATCTAAATTATCAGCATAAGTTGATTGTGTCTGTATATTATATTCTTCATTAATAAAGTAATTTTTAGTGCCGTCAACACTATCATTTTCTAATTGTAATGAACCTGTGCCATCTTCTAACATAAATTGATGTGCTAATTGGTCTAAACTAAATGCGTCTTCAGCAGTATCAATATCTGTAACGCCAGTATTTAATTTTTCTGAACTATACTCCCATGTTCTAGCTCTTAACTTATAAACAGGTAAATTGCCTAATTGAAAGAATGGCTCTTGGTCTTCTACAAAACTTATTTCAAAAAACTTATTTAGTAATGGATAGTAAATAATATCGCCTTCATTAGGTCTGCCCTCAACTATCATTGTATGCTCACTATCTACAGCGTTAGTCCATCTTCGCTTAGATAACATAAATGTGGTTTCTTCTCTAATCTCTAAACCAAACTTATTAATTAATTCTTGTTCACCTGCTAATCCTTCAGTTGTTTCCACATACATTTCAATTAGATAAGAGTCATCAAATTTAGATAATGTGTCTTCACCTAATATTAGGTCTCTATTAACTAATGTTCTTGGTAAATAGTAAACATCATGGCCGTATATTTTTAGGCCCTCTATGATTAAATCTTCGTAGAGTTTTTTTTCGTTGGTGTCGCCAATGCCGTTTCCGCCTTGAAAGTGGTGATTAATGGCCAT